ACCGAAGAGATAGAACTTTTTGAATGCTACATAAGAGTTGATACTGATGGCGATGGTATTGCTGAACTTAGAAAAGTTACTGTTGCTGGTATGGGTGGTTATACTATTTTAGAAAATATGGCTTGTGATAATATGCCATTTTGTTCAATTACACCTATTCCAATGGCGCACAGATTTTATGGTCGAAGTGTGGCTGAATTAGTAGAGGATGTTCAATTAGTTAAATCAACAGTAATGAGACAGCTGTTAGATAATATGTATTTAACTAATAATAATAGAGTTGCTATTATGGATGGTATGGTCAACCTGGATGACCTATTAACTTCAAGGCCTGGCGGAGTTGTAAGAACTAAACAACCACCAAGTCAAGTTATGATGCCAATGCAAAATCAAACTATTTCGCAACAAGCATTTCCATTATTAGAATATTTAGATACTGTTAGAGAAACTAGAACTGGTATTACAAGATATAATCAAGGCCTGGATGCAGATAGTTTAAATAAAACTGCTACTGGTGTTAATGCACTAATGACTCAATCTCAAATGAGAATGGAATTAGTAGCTAGAGTATTTGCTGAAACTGGTATTAAAGATTTATTTAAAAAAATATTTGAATTAAGTTGTAAGTACCAGGACAAGGAAAGAATTGTAGAATTAAATAATGAGTTTGTGCCTGTAAGACCTACTGAGTGGCGAAACAGATACAATATTACAATTAGTGTTGGCTTAGGTACTGGTAGTAACGACCAACAAATAATGATGATGAATAATATTTTGGAAAGACAATTACAAGCTTTCCAATTACAGGGCGGCCAAGAATATCCAATGGTTAGCTTAAAAAATATTTATAATAGTTTATCTAAAATAATTGAAAATGCTGGTTTAAAAAATGTTGATAATTATTTTGTAAATCCTGACATGGGCAAACAAATGGTACAACCGCAACAACCACCAGCACCTACACCAATTGAAAAAATAGAATTTACTAGAATTGCATCTGAGGAAAAACGAAAAAATGCACAATTAGAATTAGAGCTTAAAGAGTTAAAATCTAAAAATGCTGGAATGTTATTAGAGCAAGAAATTAAAATGAAAGAACTTGAGCTAAAATACAATGCACAAATAGATTCACAACAACTAAAAGCAGATGCTGATTTAAATAAAATATTAGTATCAGAGTCTATTAAAGACTTTAGAGATTCATCCAACAGTTCACAACAGTTACAAAAACAAATTAAAGGCTTAAATGAACAAACTGGAACAGGGCAGACTCCAAAAGGAAGTGACCCAATCGAACAAAGCTAAACAACTTTTAGAAAACGATTTATTAAAAAACGCATTTATTAAACTTAAAGATTTATATACACAAAGTTTATTTAATACTGGTGCTAAAGAAACTGAGGCTAGAGAGAAATTATGGTTAGCTTACCAGGTAGTAGGTAAAGTTGAACAACATTTAGCCGAAATTGTTGATACTGGCAAACTTGCCAATAAACAATTGGAAGATTTTAGAGAACAAATAAAAAATAAAAAATTCTAGTCGTAATGATTGGGATAGGTCAACCTCATAAGAGGAACTTAACTTAAAAAAGGACAAAAAACATGGCAGACAATCTAAGAAACCCATTAAAGGGTGCGGAAACTGATATGACAAAGGCTACAAGTGCAATAAGTGGTTTATTAAACCCATCCGAAGAGGAAACTATTGGACAAACAGAGCCACCAAAACAAGAAACACAACAACAGAATTCTCCTGAGCCACAAAATGAGGAATCTTCTACCGAAGAACAACCTCAGGAACAGGAAATAAGCGAAGATGCGGAAGTATCTGAGCAACAAGTATCTCAAGACGAACAACAAACTGAGATTCAAGAGACACAAAAAGATTCCACCTACAAGGTAAAAGTTGCTGGTCAAGAATTAGATGTTACCCTTGATGAATTGAGGAATGGTTATAGTAGAGATGCAGACTATCGCAGAAAGACTGAGGATTTAGCTTTTGAAAGAAAGCAATTCCAATCTGATGCGGAAAAGCAAAGGCAAGATTTATCTTCAAAGTTTGATGAAGTTAATCAAGCCCTATCTTTTGCCCAACAACAATTAAACCAGGAGATAAGTTCTGCTGATTTAACAAAGTTGTATGAGGAAGACCCAACAGAGGCCGCAAGAATAGACCATCGTTTAAGACGAAAACAAGAAATGCTTAACGATAGTATTAGAAAAACTGAGGCCGCTAGGAAACAGGAAAAACAAAAGTATGTTATGGAACAGCATCAGCTGTTAAAAACAAAACTACCTGAGTTATCCGATCCTGAAAAAGCCGCTGTTCTAAGCAGAGATATTAATACTAATATGAAAGCTTATGGATTTACTGATACTGAAATTAACAGTGTTAGTGATCATAGAATAGTGTTGTTGGTAAGGGATGCTATTAAGTATCGTAATATGCAAAGTTCTAAACCGAATATTGCAAGAAAAATTACGAAACCTAGCAAACCATTTTCATCTGGGGTTAAAAAAGATAAGGCTGATTTTGATTCAAAATCTAGAAAAGAAAAATTGAGCCGACTAAAAAAATCTGGAAACATGAAAGATGCGACCAGCATATTTTTAGATATGATCAATAAACAATAACCTCAAACAAAGGACACAATACAATGGCACAAATAGGAAATACATTTTCCCAGTATGATGCAGTAGGTGAAAGAGAAGACCTGGCAGATATTATTTACAATATCAGTCCAACAGATACTCCTTTCATGTCATCAATTGGAAAATCAAAAGCTACAAATGTTTATCATGAGTGGCAGACCGACGCATTAGCGGCGGCGGCAAGTAACAACTACCAAGTTGAAGGTGATGAAATTACTTTTAACGCACTTAGCCCAACTTCAAGAATTGGAAATAGAACACAGATTTCAAGAAAAGCTGTTATCGTTTCTGGTACTATGGAAGCGGTTAATTTAGCTGGTAGAAATAATGAACTTGCTTACCAAATCTCAAAAGCTTCAAAAGAGCTAAAAAGAGATATGGAAACTTCATTAACTGCAAACCAAACTTCAGTTGTTGGTGACGATACTACACCAAGAAGACTATCTGGTCTAGCGGCATGGATTCAAGCTAACACAAGTGTTGGTGCGAATGGTGCTAATGGTCAAGTAGGTGGAGCTGATGTTCCAGGTACAGCTAGAACTGATGGAACTCAAAGAGCTTTCACTGAAGCGCAACTAAAAGATGTTGTTAAGCAGTGTTGGGACTCTGGTGGAGATCCATCTATGCTTATGCTTGGATCTTTTAACAAACAAAAACTATCAGGCTTTACTGGTGGATCAACTAGATTTGACCCAGCAGAAAACAAAAGACTAGTAGCTAGTGTTGAAATTTACGAAAGTGATTTTGGTGCTTTAACTGCTATGCCTAACAGATTCTCTAGATCAAGAGACTGTTTTGTTTTATCACCTGATATGTGGTCAGTAGCTTACCTAAGAGACTTCCAATTAGTTGACTTAGCTAAAAGCGGTGACGCAGATAAAAAAGCAATGTTATGTGAGTACACACTGACTTCTAAAAATCAAGAAGCATCAGGCGCAGTATTCGATTTAACAACTGCTTAATCAATACATTTATAGGAGGGGGTTTTATATCCCCTCTTATTTTAATTAACATTTTGTTTGGTCTTTGAAGTCAATGACGGAACGAAGCAAATAAAAAAGGAAAAAACATGAGAACACTTAACGATTATTTTTTAACATCACACATACCTAGTGTATCAACAGCATCTTCAACTTTTGTTGTAGTACCTGATGGTTGTAGAATTGTTAAAATCTTCGCACATAACAAAGCGGCAACAACAGGAACAGCCGCTATTTCTTTTGAAATAGATGGTGTAGCTTGTACATCAGCCGCAATTAGTCATGTTGCATCAGGATCAGCTGGAAAACAATACGAAGTTGAGCCTACTTCATTAAATAATGTTAATGAAGGATCAGTTATTGAGGCCATCACTAATGGTGGATCAACTAACGCATCCAAGATGGAACTTACTTATGTAATTAGAAGATAATAAAATTTGGGGGATCTTGCCTAGCGGTACTTCCCCCAAAAACCAAAAAGGAAATAAATTATGCCAATGGTAGGAAAAAAGAAATTTGCTTATACAAAAAAAGGAAAAATGGCGGCAAAAAAAGCGGCTAAGAAAATGGGCAAAAAAGTAAAAATGAGAAAATACTAATGAAAGGTAAAATGAAAGGTAAAGCTGTTTTAACAGCTAAACAAAGAACTTTACCCAAAAAACTTAAATTGAAGATTATTAAATCTAAAATGAAAAAAAGAAAATAAAGGAAAATAAAAATGAGTTATAATTATGGCCTAAGACCAGGCGCAACACAAAAACTAACTACAAATAATGCATCTCAAGCTAGTACAGCTTTTACTGCTGGAACTACTTACATAAGAGTTGTTGGTGATGCTAATTGTCATTTTGCAATAAGCACAAATCCAACTGCATCTGCTACAAGTCCACTTTTACCATCAGGTGAAATTGAGATTTTAAAAGTAACAGCTGGGGAAAAAATTGCTGTGTTTCATGGATCATCTACAAATGTCTATGTAACTGAAATGAGTGCTTAGTGGCCAGACAAAAGTTTGTTCACTTTGTACCAAGACCAAAACCAAAAAAGAGACCTAGAGTCCATAAAAAAAGTTTAAATAAATCTGAAAAAAGAAATAAAAAACTTACAAGATACAAGGGTCAAGGAAGATAATGGCAAGAAAAATACTTGAAGATAAAGATGGTTTAATTACTAATACTTATTTTGATAACGATAAAAATGGAGTTGTACAAAAAAGGTCTCAAGATTTTAAACCAATTATTGAACACAATAAAAAGTTATACAACCAAAATGATGGTTATAGTCCAGGCAAAGGATTAAAAAGAATAGCATCTATTCCAACTTTAATTTTAGAAATATGGGCTAAAGAATATAACAAAGATACCAATCAAGGTAATTGGTTTGCTTTACCTAAAGAAGTTCAAAGCAAAATTTTAAAAGAAAAATTAAATAGTTCTGATTTTAGATATTTTAGAACAGCACCAGGAAAATTTTAATGGCACTATCAACATATACAGAATTAAAAGCATCAATTGCTAATTGGTTAAATAGATCAGATTTAACATCTGAAATACAAGATGATTTTATTAAATTAACTGAGGCGGATCTTAACTCTAAATTAAGAGTTAGAGATATGATAGCTCAAACAACAATTACAGTTAATGCTGAAACAGAAAATTTACCAACTGGTTTTTTACAAGTAAGAGATTTTTATATATTAAGTGGGGCAACTAAATATCCTTTAAGATATATGACTCCATCACAAATGGACTCTACTAAAGGCACATCAAATACTGGTGTACCAGTAGCTTATACAATTTTAGGCAGTACATTTAGATTTATGCCAAAACCAGATACATCATATTCTGGTGTATTAAATTTTTATAAAAGTTTTGATGCTTTAAGTGCATCAACTGCAACAAATTATATTTTAACAAACCATCCAGCAATTTATTTGTATGGTGCTTTGTTTCATGCGGCCAATTTTTTAGGTGGCATAGATCCAGTTAGATTAGGTAAATGGGAACAGATGTACGCAACAGCTTTAGAAAGATTAGAGCTAAATGACAGGGAAGATCAATTTAGTGGATCGCCTTTACAAGTAAGAAGTCAAGATACAGTAGCATCATCTTTCCAATCTAATTTTACATCAACACAAAACTCAGGTTAATATTATGCAACTACCTTTTGGCGAATGGTTGCCAGACCAACCAGCTCATTTGAATCCAGGCGCAACTGTGGCTACAAATGTGTACCATGCACAAACAAGCTATAAACCAGTTAAAGGTTTGGTAGCTTATAGTGGTGCATCTAATGTAACACAAAATGCTAAAGGTGCTGGTAGTTTTAGAGATAATACAAATACAGTATTTACTTTTGTGGGTACTAAAGACAATATTTATAAATTAACATCTGGTACTTTTGCTAGTGTTAAAGGCTCATGTACTGTTAGTGGTACAGATACAGATTTTTTTACATTTACACAATTTGGCCAATATATAATTGCTAGTAATGGCAAAGATGCACCAATGTATTACTTAATGGGTACATCAACTAATTTTGCAACACTGCAAAGCTTAGTTACAGCACAAGGCTCAGG